TACTCATGTATATAGTATGTCCCGTTTCGCTGTCTTGGATAGCAAAGCTGTCTGCCAATGGAGTGTTACTTTTACTTGGAAAGTATAAGGTGCTTGTACCTAGATCATTACCGATGAATTTTAGGAATGCTTCGCGTTTAGGAAAATCTGCTGTTCCTTTGTACATAGCAAGGATACCTAAATACTCCCCAGCATAGTCTACTAGAGCACGCATCTGCGGGCTAGTGAGGCCTTCTGGAACTTTAGGATCTTTACCTGAATTAATTTGTTTAGCACAACTGATGATCGCTTGACCATATGTGCCTAATGCGTTTAACTGTTCACTGGTAGATATTTTGTTATACAAATCTTTTACCTTAAATGCGCCAGCACGTTGTAGGTCTTTAGCTGTGGCTAGGTTAATGTCTTTAATATCTGTAGTTTGGAATACCTGTGGTGGTTTAACTGGTAAGCCTTCTTTACCTGCGGTTTGGCTTACATCAACGTTTTGTCCTTGTGCTTGGGTAGGGCTACTTTGTCCCCCAAATTCGCCGGTTTTTACTAGTTTACTAGTGCTAATTAGTTCTTTACCGTCTGTACTACGCACCAACAGTTGACCTTTAGTATCAGGATCTAATAAGAACTTTTTTAATTCTGGAAGTTGTTTACGGTCAACAACAAAATCTCTACCATCTGTTGTTACAAAGGGACTTCCTGCCTGTACTTTATGTATAAAGGCAGCGATTCTACTTTGATATTTTTTAATCTCGCCTGTAGCAAGGTTGCCGGCTTCTATTAGGAATTCATTTGCACGCATGATGTAGTATTTATCTTTGTGTAGATTTCCAGCGTTTCAATAATTCACTGCTGGAATTTAGCTTAAAATCGCCACCTACACCAAATACAAATTCTACATTGGGTTCTGACATTTCTGGAATATTTGTCGCTGTACGATCGCCGCCATTAGCAAAGACTATTTTACTGTTAGGATACATCATTTTAACATTACGTATGGCTTCTACCGCTGAATCATTATTGTCGTCAAATAATATACAATGATCTACCATACGAAGACTTTCAATGATTGTTACACGATCTTTGATGGGCATGAATGCCTGCCCTTTTTTGCGAATTAACCATGCATCACTGTTAACTCCAACTACCAGCATAGTTCCTAACTGCCTGGCGGCACGGAAGTATTCTATGTGTCCTGAGTGTAGTGGATCAAATCCACCTGTTACCAGAACCACTCTATTTAACATACCTACCTTTAGGAACTCGCATAACTCCGGTTGGAGTTAATAGATCAGTACCTTTGATTTTTGCTGTTGCTTGTTCAACAGTGGTCGTTGTACTCGCTTCAGATTTATTAAAAACACCATCTATAATAGGGTCGCCAGCTTCCATTGGAATTTCTGTTTGTTGTCTAATCCAATCAACAAAATAGTTTTCTTTATCTAACCAAGGGTATACAATTTCTTCTTGGCGTACATGTCCATTCTTTAATATAGAATTAACCACACTGTGATTTAATAATCCTGTGTCTATTAGATGTTCCCATTTGGTTTTAGCAGGGTCCATTGGAGCAATATTAGACTTATAAACAGCAATGTCAATCCATGGATCGTTATATTTCTTCAATAGGTATGCATCATTACAGTCAAATCCATTGACTGCTAGCATGTAAATTAAGTTAACGGGTGTGTAGTCAAAGAAACTTCCGCTATAACTTCTACTGTAGTATTTGTTATATTGAACCCCACTGTTTTGTTGTACGCTCAATACCAGCATGCCATTCACTGACATCTGATCGTTCCAAAACTTTAATGTTTCCAATGGATTTATACTGTAATGTAAACAGTCATGAGCAAACATTAAATCTATATTTGTAGGAAGGATATTAGGTTTGGTAAAGTCACGTTCAAGTTTAGTGATATTAATAAGGTCCGGAACTTGTGCTAGTTTTGACCCGTCAATGTCTACAGCAAAACATTTGTAGTTATATGGTTCCGGATTATCATCTCTACTTGCTAGAGTGGCCCACCACGTCATATCTTGGCCAGTACCGCAGCCCATGTCTGCGATTGTGCGTAGACTTTCTAAGAAACTATCATATTCTCTTAATTGTCCTAATACTGATTCTGAGTGACTAGCCAATTGATGCGTCCTCCATGCCTGCTGTACGTAAGCGTGTTACATGTCCTAACATGAAGTTCTTAGATTCTAAGCCTTTCATGATACCCAACCAACGATTACGCAGTAAGGCTACTTCGTTGATAATTGTTTCAAAGTCAATGACTTCATCTTCACCGTCTACGTATTTTTCTACATCACGACTTGTTAGGGCACGTTGATAGTTTTCTAAGTATTTCTTAAAGTGTTTAGTGCGTATCTTGCGTAGTTGAATATTTAGATAGTTGAGAACCGCTTCAATCTCTTGTAGTTGATTAAAGCGTCGTTCTGTAATACCGGGCAGGCCAGCAAGATTCTTTTCTATGTTACCATAGACCCCAACTTCTGTTTTAGCACTATCCAGTTCTTTTTCATAGTGATCTATGAAATCAGGAATACTGCCCAAACTTGCAACTACACGACTATACCACATTAATAGTCGTCACCGTCATCTTCTTCATCAGCGATCGCTTGATCTTCTTCATCGCCAAGATACTCCTTAACAGCACGACCTAGATAAGCATCAGTACCACCAAAGGTTTTAAGCTCACTTTCAGTGATGTTGTGATCTGCAGCAACACTGATCACGTGATCTGCGGCCGCTTGACGATCCTTAGGATTGATATACTCTTTACAAGTAAGCCAAACTTCACTGGCGATATCTAATTCAATGCTCATTCTGCTGTCTCCTCTTCTGTTTCTTCGACTACTTTTGATTCAGTACTTAGCAGATTTACATTAGAACTAAGTTCTTTCATAACCTTATCTAAGCAACCATCTTCATTGCGTTCCCAGGCTTTGCGGAATTGTTTAATAGTTGTTTTATCAGCAAATGTATAAACTAAACTATTGCCTTCTTTCTTAAGCAAGTTTTTAGCTTCTAACATGTCTGTTAATCCTGAGTAAGGACTCATACCTGTTTCATATGGAATCTCTACTTGGACTGATTCAAACGGTTTAGCGTAACGTGTTTTCATAATCTTACATGCCGCACGTATACCATTAACTGTTGTAGTCTTGTTGCCGTCTGCATCTGTTTTAAGTTTAAGTTTGCGCATAGCTACAACGATACTTGACGCATAGATAAAGCCTTGACCACCACTAATCTTATCATCTGGATCAAACATATCCTGGCTCGCATAAGTATGATTCGTACAAACCAATCCTAAGTTCAGTGTACCAAACATGTTTACGCAGTTACGTACAAGTGCTGTAAGTGCTTTAGGTTTACGACCCATATCGCCCTTCATTTCACCTGCTTCAAACTGGTTAACGTCTGTTGGAGTTAACATCATACCTAATGAATCTAATACGAATAGGACCTTTGGACGGTCTTCTTCTGGTAAGGTGCGATACTCTTTAACAAAGTCACTGATAACTTTGGCTACATCATCGATCATAGCCATGTTAAGTTTCAGTAATTTGTCTTCTGTGGTGTCTACACCAAGTGCGTGTAACCAAGCTTCATCAAGTGCGTTTTCTGTATCGATCAAGATAACATAAATGCCTTGTTCTTGTGCGTGTCTAACAATATTACCTGAACAGATAAATGATTTACCTGCGCCTGATTCTCCTGCAAATACAGTTACTTTACCCATTGGAATACCTCTTTCAAAGTTACCGGATAGTAAGTAGTTTAATGTGTAGTTGCCAGTGCTGATCCAATCTGTTGGATCGTTAAAGCCAATACCCAAGCCGTCAATGCTTTTGGTAATCGACTTTCTAAATTTTGATATATCGAATGGTTTTGCCATAATGTGTCCTCGTTGAAATAACTGGGTAGAACCTAGGCTCTACCCGTTACCTTTACTTATTAAGAAGTTTTTTGTCTATTACGAATCATCGCTAAGATGTCTTCAGCACGTGCTGTTCCACCTGCTGGAGGTGTTGCAACTGGTGCTGTAGGAGCCGCCGGTGCAGCCTCTGTAACTACTGGAGCAGCCACAGCCGGTGCAGTTTCAAATTCTTCATCTGCCACTGCTGGTGTTGCTGTTTGTGCTACAGGTGTAGCTGATTCAGCTGAGACGATTGTTACGCCTCTTGGTTTGTAATAGTTACCCCAACGTTCTGCATCATATGCTTGACCATCTACACTTGCTTCAAACATTTCTTTCATGACTTTAAGTTCAACTTCGCTAGGTTTCTTAGGTAAGAAATCTTTCAAGTTGTATAAGCCATGAGTTTCAATAGCTGCAGCTTCTTCTGCTGTTAATGCAGATTCTTTGCGTGACCATTTACTAGTTGAGTAGTCAGCATAACCACCTTTTGATGTTTTAGTAACTGTAAAGTCTAAACCACCTTGGTAGTCTGTTGGTAAGTTTTCTAACTCTGG